TTTACCGTAGCTGCGTATCTCTTTACGGATCGCTTCACCTTTAACAGGATCAGCGTATTCAGGTAACGCACCGACTAACTTCTCAGCTTCCTGTGCGACCGTTGCACGTAGTTGCTGCTGTCTGTCGTATTCTTGCTGTTGAGCGATCTGTTGTCTCTCAGCACGAACCTGCGCTAACTGCTTTTCCCTCTGAGACATCTCTGCAACCTTAACAGCGTAACCGATAGGATCGGTCTCTTTCAGGTATTCCAGATTCTCTGTTTCTTGAGGCTGCATCAAGGCTTGCTCAATGTATTGCAACCTCTCCGCATAAGTATCACGGAGTTGCTTAGCTTCTTGAACTGCATGGCGTTCAGCTTCAACTGCCTTACGTTCTTCAGCTACAGCTTGCGATTTCTTTGTATAATCAGTGCCAAGTTGATATGACTTAATAAGCTCATCAAGGGTTACATCACGTTCTTCTCCCGCAGCTTTCACTCGGAATGTTTGATGTTCCTCTGGCTCATCAGCTTCTTCTTGTTCTACCTCAGATTCTTCCGATTCCTCGTATTCCTCTGATTCGGCATCGCTATCGTTGGATTCTGTGCGCTGTTCTGGTTGTTCCTGTTCGGAGCCGTCATCAGTACCCATTAATCCCAAAATAGCGTTAGCTGCACCATTTACATCTAACTGCGCACTTCCCTCTGGAGTGGTGCTTTCAGTATCGCTCATGTTTTCATTTCCATAATTATATAGGGAACCGCCCTATACGGACTACAAAATCTTCCATCTTTTTGCGTCAATGAGCTTCTGGTTAGTAAGCCCTTGAATATAACCTTCTATATCCTCTAGAACTCGGAGGCGTAGATACGCTTGTTCACGCTGTTCCATGTCGCTGTAATCTGTACTTCTAAACTTCTGTATCTCTAATTCTTTTAACTCGTTCATTACCTCAATGAATCGCTCATCTTGAAGTAATCGAGCTGCCCAATCTGCCTTACTCATTGGACTAAACCACCTAATTCTTTAATTGCTTTCAGGACAATCTCAGCTTGCTTCTGACGCATCTGCTCGTCTGCCATATCCATCGTTAGGATTGCCTGTAACTGTTGAACAGCTAACTGTGCTTCTTTAATCTTGATGTCAGCCTGTTGCTGCTGATTCTTCATAGCCATCTCTAGACCCTTTTGGGTATATTGGGCTTCTAGTTCCTGCTGCTTTAACTTTAGCTTCTCAGAGTCAATCTGCGACTTCGCAGCGATCTTCTCTCTTTCAACATTCGCAAGCATCTGAGCAATCTCTGCCTGTGCATCTGGTGAAGGCGGTTGTGGCTGCGCTAACGCTGCGTCCTGCTCTGGAGTTATCTCGTTAATGAAAGCATTAGCATCTTTAAACCCTGCTGACTCAATAAACTTTGCTAACGTGGTGCGATACTGTCCTACCGATACTAGCGGATTAGATGGCCCGAACTGCTGCAATATCTGCTCTTGTTTAGCTAGAATCATCTGCAACATTGCTAACTTCTGATCTCTGTCACCAGAGCCAAGACCTACGTTAATGCTAATGTCGTATTCATTCGCCCATGTTCTAGGATCGTATTGAACATACTTACCACGCATACGGATAATCTTAGCCTTGTCCTGATACTTGCCTAGTAAATGCAAGATAGCTCTAAACAACGACTTAACGCCAGTATCAGCAAAGATACGAGCGATCAACTCTAACTTACCACTATTAGACTTCATCATAGCCGCTACAGCAGTTGCTGTGACGTTAGATAATATATCTGGATCTAAACCTGAATTAGCGTCTGATACGCCTGTACGCTTGGCTGCAACACCGTCAAGATACTCAAACATTGGGAACGCTTGACCTGTAACTGAAGGCACTTGCAAAGGTATCAGAGCATTAGGATTCTTTACTCGGATAATGCCACCAGGCGTAGCGTTAAGCATATCGTCAAGGTTAACCTGACCGTCAACCACACCAACACGAGCATTATTCGTTAGATACAAGTTATCCAAAGTCTGACGCATCAACGTGGACTTGATTAACTGAATGTCCATCGTTCTGTCAGCCAATGACTGTCCAAAAAACTTGTGCGGGATTGGGATCGGACACAACGAATGGAACGGTATTAAGTCAGTCTCATCGTCATACAGAATCTCATTGCCGCAGTAAACAATCCTACGTAACTCAGCGATACCGTCCTCGTCCTCGTCAATACGTATATAGCACTCGTATATCTCAACTGTCTGCATTGAGAAGTCTAAGCTAGGAGCTGAATCAGGCTGCTCACCTTGATCGAATCGTGCGATACGCTCAGGACTGTAAGTTAGATCGTCATAGGTTGGCAGACTGTCAACTACGTCTTTATCGTAACCCATAGCGATCAAGTCACTACGTGGCACTAAACGTCTGTGCGCTACGAACGGAGAGTCATCAATAGTCTTAGCTGCCTTAGAGATCAAGAATTCTTCTGGTGGTACGTTCTCAATACGTACATTACCTGACTTCTTAACCTTCTTAACCGTTACAGAATAAGACGGAGCCATAATCGGCATACCCATCTCATCTACTCCAGCTTCTACCATCTCTACCTTCTGACGTACAACTTCCATTGACTCGTCAGATAGCAATAAAGCAAGTTCTTCTTCTGTTAGGTTCTTGTACTTCTCTTTGACTACATCTTCTTTTGATTCCCAGTAAGACTTAACGATACCTGTCTTTTGTAGCAGCGCATCTTTAAACCAGTTGTGCAGAATTAATAGACCATCATTCTCACGATAGAACACCCAGTTACAGTATTCAGTGGCTTGCTTGGCTGATTCCTCGTCATTAGGAGACTTAGGCTCAAAGTAAACTATATCCTCAGTAGTCGTAAAGACACGTAGAAGCTGTGGCAATGCGCCATCAATAGCTTCAGCTACTTCGCCTGTAACGATCTGGCTACGACCTTCTACCTCATTGCCGTAAGCCTCACGTAAGTAATACTGTAAAGCTCTAGTACGCTCGTCAATAGTCTCAGAGTCGATGAACCCAAGTGCGTTCTCGATCTCGTTGTCTAAGATGCTTTTTACTTGTCCTGAATCCATAGCTAAACCCTATAGGAATTTTGCATATTATACAACCCATTTAGTGTTTATTGGTATATTTGATGACCATGAATCGTCTGATTCGTCAAGCGTTATCGCTAAATACCTGAAACTATCTGAAGCGTGTGATGCCCAATCATGTAGCGGCTTCTCGTAATAGACGTTCTGCTTCTCGTTATATTCTCTACGATAGTTCCTCAGCGCATTAACACCTTGCTTAGTCTTATCCTTGTCAAACCAACAACGTGGTAACAACCTACGCACTGCCTGTATGCCGTCAGCAACAGATAATCTAGGAGCTACCGTTATTTCTAGTCCTGCTTCTTGGAGGACTTCTTGTCTGCTGCGTCCTGTCCCCAGTTCACGCACCGCAACGTCATGTGGTAGGTACTGGTCGAAACGTTCATATCTATTTTCTTTGAGCCAATTGACATACCAATCAAGCCCGACCCCGTGGTTTTCCACGAAATCAAGCAGCCTGACTTCTTTGCCAACCAGTTGAGCCACCCACAAACAAGTAGAGTCACCCATACCCAAATCCCAAGCGACATAAGACTTACAAAGATCATCCCTGTCAATAGTGGTGATGCGACCCTTTGCCTCAAGATCGTTGATAATCGACCCATAGTAAGCCCCTTCTACGGCACTGTTAAAGTTACATTCGAACTCTTGTTGGTACTTATCCTCGCCCATCTCAGCACGAGCTGCGTTAAGCTCTGATTCAGGAATAATTCCAGTTTCGCTAGCTTTAAACTCTAGCAGCTTCCACCCATCAGTTTCCTCAGCTCGATCTCTGAAGTCTGCGAAATGGTTACGACCCTTTGGAGTTCCGATAAATAAGCACCAACCTAATCTATCACTCAGACTCGGTCTAAGAACCTCATTCCATACCTTTGGGTTCATGTCTCCTACTTCGTCTAAGACGCATCCATCATAGTAAGTTCCACGTAATGAATCTGGATTATCTGCGCCATGCAACGAGATTCTTCTACCCCAGAAGTCAACACGCAGTTCAGAGATGTTTACGCTAGCACCCAAAGGTCTTGTGAACTTAACCAAGTAGTCAAACGCTATCCTCTTGGCTTGTGTGTAAGTAGGAGCAACATAGCAGAATCTAGGATCATCTAGCTCACACTCTATTGCTTTTTTGATAAGCTGGTTGATCGCAGCCACTGTTTTCCCAAACCTTCGATGCATAACCCCAACAACAAATCTATTGTTATCAAGAGCATCATGCAGGATTATCTGCTGCGGTCTAGGTTTGTAAGGAATTACTATTTCTGCCATGTCACGCTATGCTCTACTGCGCCACCGTCTGCACCTGTGATCTCTGACCTAGCTAACTTAGGTACGTGGTACTCACAAAGCTTGTTCATTAGGTCTAAAGCCTTGTAAGGATCGTCCTTAGCTACCTGCTCTAGCCATCCATCCATCTTATCTACGTTACGCTCTAGTAGCTTTGCAATAGCTTCCTTAACGATAGATGTTGACTTATTGACCGCACCTTTAGGTCTGCCCTTACCCATATTAGTAAGGTTTGCTATTCGTGCATCTTCCTCTATTTTACTGGTGTAATCTGTTTCCATTTTTGCATTACCTTTCTGGTGTCATGCTTACTTACCATAACAAATTACAAAGCCTCTTTGACCATCAACAACATAAGCGTCAAATCCTGCTTTGCGTAAATCGTTTGGCATATTTTTTTTAGCGATTTTCTTTGCTTGTTCCTTAGTAACAATAATTCCACTAGGATTATCTAATGTTTCACTTCCGCATATCTTTCTTTTGTTTTTTGTCATCTTCAGCTATCAATCCTAATGGAACTACTCCAGCTAATATGTCTTTTGAACCTACTTTTGTTGGATCAAATTGAGCAAACCTTGACCTAATGTTTTGCGATGGAACAATATAACTAACACTTCCAGGAGCCTCAACATCATTTATATAAGGTATTGCATCGTACTTTTTCCACATATATTCAGATAATATTTGATTTTTTTCTTTATATGGCAATTTTTCTATATCAATACCTTTATCATCTCCAATCTTTTGAGCTAATTTTCTTAATTCGCTAGAAAGTTGTTCTTCTGAAAATGGATTTCCTTCTTTATTTAAAAATTGTCGTTCTGTTTTTATTTTTAATGGATAAGTTGCACCAGTTTGCGTAGTCTTTAAAAATCTATCAAGAGCAGCTTCTTTAGTCCCTACATGAGTTCCTATCCCAAATGGAGACAAGTCTTGCATACCAGGAACAAATTCTTTTATATCTGCGCCAGTTTTTGAGAAATGGTAAGCATCTTTAGTAAATCCTAGTTTTTCCGCATTAGACAATGGCTTAATGCTTCCAGTAAATCCCAGCGCTAAATCCATTTGCTTTTGATCTATATATTCCTTTGCTGCTGCTTGCTCTGGAGTTATCGGCAACCCACGAAATTCATTCATTGACGCTTTTGCCGCTAAACTTGATAATCTGTTGTACTCTGCTGCCTCTTGATTAAGTTTTGACATATATTGTCTAGGATCAGACATAAGCAAGCCAATATTACCCTTTGTCTCTTGGTATTGGTTCTTTATGGCTTGTAGAGCGTTATCAAGTAGCCCCATATATTTCCTCGTACTTGTCAGGACGGTTAGTCCGTATCCATTCTCTAGGTTCCTCGTGGCACTTTGCGTAGTCCATTCCTACAGTTTGTGATCCTGCGTGATGAACATAAGCCGTACTTACAAAATGACTGAACCCTGCTTTAGATAGATCATCGCACATAATGTTATCTGAATACCAATTAGTGCTAGGGAATCTTGCTGTCTCAAACGCCTGTTTACTGATGTAAGCGAAAATAGGCGCAATAACCCCTACTTCTTTGATGTGATCTTCTGATGCCCATTTTAACCCAGAGATAGAATCATTAGTAATACTACAACGAATATTTTGATCCCAAAGTACATAATCACTTCTTGCTCCTACGAAACCTAGTTTGTCTGTGTGATTCTTTAGTAGCTCAATATCTGACTGTAGATTCTTGTAAGTTGTCGGAGTTATAACAACATCATCGTTAGCAATGATAATCTCGTCATACCCATCGTAAAACGCCTTAGCCATAGCTTCGTTATACGCATCACCAAAGTTTGTAGATACGTTGTATATCC